AAGATGCGTTAACACACGCAAAGATCCAAGACCCAAAAGAGTCTGTTGGTTTATTAATAAATAAAAAAGGTAAAAAAATTTATATACCATGTAAAAATGAATCTTCTGATTTTGATAGTTTTATCCTTAATCCAAAAGAATATTTAAATGCTGAAAAACAAGGAGAAATAATTGCTGTTGTACATAGCCACCCAAAAACACCGCCGATTGCTAGTCAGGCAGATAAAGTAAGTTGTGAACAAAGTAATATGCCTTGGTATATTGTTAATCCAAAAACAGAGCAGTGGGGTTATATTGAGCCATGTGGTTATAAAGCACCAATTCTTGGTAGGGAATATGTTTGGGGTATAACTGATTGCTGGTCATTAGTTGTAGATTGGTATAAAGAAGAAAAAAATATTTGTTTGAAAGATTGGGAACGACCAACACCAGATGAATTTGCAAACAATCCAATGTTTGAAAGTTGTGCATCGCAAACAGGTTTTAGAGAATTAAAAGCAGATGAAAAACTTATAAATGGTGATTTATTATTTATGTCAATTCTTGGTAAAGGGTTAAACCATGTGGCGATTTTTATAGATGGTGATGTTCTGCATCATTTATCAGATAGACTAAGTTGTAAGGAACCTTATAATGAATGGTTGTTAAAATGTACTGGAAAGAGGTTGCGCTATGTTAAGTAAAATAAAATTGCATGGAAAATTAGCAAAATTTATCGGTTATAAAGAATTTGATGTCAAAGTAAATAGTGTTGCACAGGCTGTAAGTTTTTTAATACATAATTTCCCTGAAGCAGAAACATATATGAATCCGCAATATTACATGATACAAGTTGGCAATGATTTTATAGATAAAGAGGAAATACATTATCCAGTAGGAAAACAAGAAATAAATTTTATACCTGTTATTGCTGGTAGAGGTAATGTAGGAAAGATAATATTAGGTGGTGCTTTGATTGCTATGAGTTTTGGTGTTGGTGGTTTATTTGCTACACCACTGTCATTTAGTGCTGGTGGTTTTGCTGCTGCTGGTTTAGGTGCAAAGGCAGCTTTTGGTATTGGTGCTGGTTTATTACTTAGTGGTGTAAGTGGTATGTTATTTCCTATACCAGACCAACAACAATTTGCTTCAGAGGAGGACCCAAGAATTTCATTTAGTTTTGGCGGTGTTCAAAATACTTCAAGAGCAGGCACACCAGTTCCTATTGTTTATGGTGAAATAATAACTGGTTCTGTTGTTATATCTGCTGCAGTAGATACAAACCAAGTAGAGGCATGATGAAATATATTAAAGGTTCTGGTGGTCCAAAACCACAAGCTTCAAGAAAACCAATCCGTGACCCTGACAATCTAAACAGCAGACAGTTTGCAACAATACAAGATTTATTGTCTGAAGGTGAAATAGAAGGATTTGCAAGTGCTTCAAAAGCAGGTCTTACAAAAGGTACAACTGCATATAACAATGCAAGTTTAAAAGACGTTTTTCTTGATGACACTCCAATACTTAATTCAACCGCAGATAATAGTAGTCCAGCAGATACCGATTTTAATTTCCAAGATGTAACATTCACATCAAAATTTGGAACAGCAAATCAGACCGCTATGTCTGGTATTCCAGCAGAAAGTAGATCACCGACTGCTGTTAATGTTACAGTTACAACTTCTGCGCCAGTAACAAGACAAGTTACTAATACAGATGTTGATGCTGTCATAATTACATTGACTTGGCCACAAATACAAATTTTTGAAGATAACGGTGATATACATGGCGATACCATAGATTACAAAATCCAAGTTCAATATAATGGTGGTGGTTATAACGATATTATTTCTACAAACGTAAGTGGTAGAACCGCAGATGCTTTTTCAAAAGATCATAGAATAAATATTGCTGGTTCTTTTCCTGTTGATTTTAGAGTTGTACGAGTCACAGCTGATAGTTCAGATGCGCAAAGGGTAAATGCTTTTCAATTTACGAGCATACAAGAGGTAATAGATAATAATTCAACATATGCCAACAGTGCTTATGTCGCACTTCGTTTAGATAGTAAACAATTTAACAGTATTCCTAGAAGAAGATATAGGTTAAGAGGTATAAAAGTGCGCATACCGGGTGCTGGTGCAAATAGTTCAGGCACACCAACTGTTGATTTACAAACAGGTCGTATTCAATATCCAACTGGATATGTTTTTAATGGTGTTATGGGTGCTGCTGTTTATACAAACTGCCCTGCAATGTGTTTATTAGATTTACTTACAAATACAAGATATGGATTAGGCGATCATATAACAGACAGTAATTTAGATTTATTTAGTTTTGTGGCTGCTAGTAAATTTGCGAATGAATTAGTAGATGATGGTACTGGCTCTGGTTCAGAGGAGGCACGATTTAGTTGTAATGTAAATATACAAAGTCCAAAAGAAGCATTTGCAGCAATAAATGATTTAGCTGGTGTAATGAGATGTATGCCAATATGGTCTGCTGGTTCAATTACTATTAATCAAGATAAACCAACAACAGCAAGTTATTTATTCAATTTAGCAAATGTTGGCGAGGGCGGTTTTGCATATCAAGGTAGTAGTTTAAAACAAAGACACTCTGTTATCTCTGTAAGTTATTTTAATATGGATTCTTCGGAAGTTGATTTTGAAGTTATTGAAGATGCAACAGCAATAAGTAAATTAGGTACTGTTGTAAAGCAAGTAAAGGCATTTGCGTGTACTTCTCGTAATCAGGCTGCGAGATTAGGTCGTGCAATACTTTTTGCTGAACAAAATGAATCTGAAATTATAAACTTTACAACATCAATAGATGCAGGGATAGTTGTAAGGCCGGGGTCTGTTATAGAAGTAAATGACCCTGTTAGAGCAGGCGCAAGAAGAGGTGGTCGTGTGGTATCTGCTACCACCACTACAGTTACTATTGATGGTTTGTCTGAAACTACTTTACCAGCCTTAAATGATAATCCAACTTTAAGTGTAATTTTATCTGATGGAACAGTAGAGGAAAAATCTATTTCTGATATTACAGGTGCAGTTTTAACTGTTAGTTCTGCTTTTTCATCTGCACCAAATACAAATTCACCATATTTAATTTCAAGTACAACATTACAAACTCAACTTTTTAGAGTTATTACGGTTGAAGAGCAAGATGACATAAATTATTTAATAACAGCTTTGACGTATGTAGAAGGCAAATATGCTTTTATTGAAGATGGTACAGCTTTACCAACTAGAACAGTATCACTTTTAAACGCACCACTAGACCCACCAAGTAACCTTACTGTATCTGAACAAACAGTTGTTATAAATAATATGGCTAGAAGCAAGTTAATTGTTGATTGGCAGCCAGTTTCTGGTGCTTCACAATATCAAGTTAACTATAAATTTGAAGATGGTAACTTTGTTTCGCAGATTGTAACTGCTTCTGATTTTGAATTAATTGATACACCTGTTGGTAAATATACATTCGAGGTATTTAGTTTTAATGCTGCATTACAAATATCTCCAAATAAAACAACCAAAATTTTTGAATCTGTTGGAAAAACAGCAATACCCGAAAATGTCTCAGGCCTAACTATAGAACCAATAAATGAACAATTTGTAAGATTAAGATTTACGCAAGCAACTGCTTTAGATGTTTTACATGGTGGAAGAGTTTATGTGCGACATACAAACCAAACAGGTGGTTCTGCTACATTCCAAGCTGCTCAAGATATTGTTGAAGCTGTTGCTGGCAATGCAACAGATGTAATCGCACCAGCATTGGCTGGTACATATCTTTTAAAGTTTCAAGATGATGGTGGTAGGTTTAGTGCTACAGCAGCAAGTGTAAGTATATCAACAGTCGAAATATTAGATTCAATTACTATCAAAACAGACAGAGAAGATACTGACGGTACTCCATATAATGGCACTAAATCAAATCTTACATTTGATTCATCTTTAGGTGGTTTAAAACTAACTGACCCAACAGCAAACGCTAGTGGTACATATGATTTTGTTGAAACTTTAGATTTAGGCGCAACATTTTCTTTACAGCTAAAAAGACATTTCCAAGGTGTTGGTTTTTATACAGGAGATCAGTTTGATAATAGAACACAAAATATTGATACATGGCAAGATTTTGACGGAAGTATTGCAAATGAAGTGAATGCAAAAATGGCTGTTCGCACATCTACTGATATGAGCTCATATGGTGATTTTAACGATTTTGCAAATGGTACTTTTAAAGGTAGAGGTTTTCAATTTAGAATTTCAATAGATACTACTGATACAGCACAAAATCTTAATTT